CTCGTCGACGACCTGCGCGACCTGCGTCTGCACGTCGGCGAGCAGGCTGCCCTGCTCCGCCTGCGTCTGCTCGACCCGCTCGAGCGTGCCGTCCTGCGCCTGCAGCCGCTCCATCACTCCCGGCCGGGCCGGGACGCCCGGCCGCGCCGGAGTTCCCTCGTAGTCGTCCAGGAACCGGCTGAACCGCTTGAGGCCCTTCCATGCCTTGCGCCCGAGCGACCACAGCAGCCCGAGCGCCACAGACCCAATCGTCGCGATCGCTCCCCCGGCCTCGATCGACGTCACCAGATCACTCACGAGATCAGCCCCCTCACGTAGCGCTGGGCTTCGAAGTCGGACGCAGCAGCGACGTGGACGCCGCCGTGGCCCCGATGGTGGAAGCAGCACAGCCACTCGAAGTTCGCCGCCGACTCCACCCACGCCCCGACCTGTGACGGGTCACTGATGCCGGGGTAGTCCTTCTCGAGGACCGCGAGATCGACGCCGTTCTGCAGCGAGAACTCGACGTGAGCGTGGTGGAGCTCCATCGGGTGCAGGACGTCGCACCCGGCGATGATTTCCCCCTCGCCGATGAGCCGCTTCGCGTAGCCGCCGTGCCCGCCGAGCACCGGCACAACCGGCCCAGCCGGATCGAACCGGAGCGCGAACGCGCAACGCGCGGTCGGTCCGGTCGTCCGGTGGTAGTGGTTGAAATCCTTGTAGTGCGGATCCGATGTCCGGGCCGGGTGTTCCGGGAAGTGCATCGTGTACGAGCGGGTGAGCGACTGGACGTGCGCAGCCACCGACCGGCCCTCGTCTCCGGCGCTCACGCGTGCGCCCACTGGACGATCAACGCGGTCTGCGAACCCAGCAGCAGCGCCGCCCCGCTCGACTGAAAGGCGCTGACGTTCACGTAGTCGCCGACATTCAGGAAGGTCTTGCCGAACGCGAGCACGCAGGTGCCGTTCGCCGTGTTGAGTGCGACCTCGACCTGCGCGTACGGGATGGCCGCATTGGAGTTGTTGACCTTCAGCAGGGCGAGTCGACGGCCCGTCGTGTTCGTCACGTAGTTGATGGCCGCGAGCACGTCGTACCAGCCCGGCACGACCGCCGTGTATCTATTGCTGTTGACGCTGGTCGAGTGACCGCCATAGTCATCGACCATCGACGTGTCCATCGTGACGGGCGTGAACGCGTTGTTCGGGATCGACTGCGCGGTCGCCTGACGGCCGACGAAGATCGGCCGATTCGACAGGAAGTTGATCCCGTCACGGACGTTCGAGTTCCACTGCGCCGCCGTCAGGATTCCCCCAACCGCCGCCGTCATCTCGCTTGGAACAGGCAGCACCATATGAACCCCTCACCAGATACGCGGGACGACAGGAAGGTTGGTCAGTAGCCGAAGATCAACGTCGAGTCGAACAAGCCATAGACGGCCGAGTCGAACTCGGCGAAGTTGTGCAGCGCCGAGTTCGATATCTGCCCCACCCACGAGGCCGAGTTGTTCTCGTTGAGCGTCCACTGGATCTGCTCGAGGTAGCCCGGAATCGAGATGGCGGGAGCGTTTGACGGCCGACGATTCGCCAGCACACAGGTGCCCAACTCCAGCCCGAGAAGCGACGGCCACGCCGAAGGGTTCGCCCCGACGTCCACCGGCAACGCCTCGAGCCGCTGCAGCGGCTGCTTGTTCTGGTACAGCAGGTACTCGGCCGCGTCCTCCAACTCGCTGGGGTCCATCGAGTTCACGGTCCGCGAGATGCCGATCTGCCCGAACATGCTCTCCGACGCCGCATCCGCAGCGACGTACACCGCGTTGCCGTACTGCGCCGTCACCTGCACCGAGTTCCCGAGACGCGTCGGGTCGAAGTCCGTTGCCGCGTTCAGGTACGGGATCTCGCCGGACCCGACGTGCTCGCCGAACGTCACGACCGGGCTCTGGTTGTAGCGGTCCGACCGTGCCTGGAACACCGGCACACCGTCGACGGCGACGAAGTGCTCGCCGCCCTCGGTATCCACGACCGCCTGCAGCGCCGCCAACACGACGGTCGCGTTCAGACCACCCTGAATGTCGGTGGCGGGACCGTACGCGACGGAGTCGCCCGAGTCGATCCGGGTCGGGCCGGTGTAGCCAGCCCACGCCAGGATCCGCGCATACCGCTGGTCCGACGTCTCCGAGGTGCGCGACGTCGTACCCCATGCGTTGCGCCACGACCGGTTCAGCGCCTGCCACTGCGGGTAGGTGAGCAGGTACGGGATCTCGCACGCGAACGCCAGGTTTCCGATCCAGTTCTGCGACACCAGGTTGCCGAAGGAGATCGCGCCGATGCAGTCGGCCGCACCCTGGTCGGGGTTGCCCTGCACCGGGTTGATCGTGGATGCCCGCGAGAACGCCTGCTCGTTGTCGTCGTTGAACAGGGTCAGGTTCAGACCGCTCGCGGGGAGCCCGATGCCCAGCAGATGCCAGTCGGTGTCTTCGATGACGAGGGTCGTAGGGTTCGCGATCTCCGGCATCGGGTAGTGCTCGAAATCGAAGATCGCCGGGTTGGGGCCCTGCGCCCCAGCAGCCATCTGCATGTCGACGTTGGACATGTAGATCTGCATGCCCTGCCCGTTGGAGTCGATCTGCAGTGTCCACGGCGATGCGAGCCGCGACGCCGGAGGCAGACCGGTGGCCCGCACAGCGATGAGCCGAGTCCAGCCGGTGCTCTGCGGGGTGCCGACAAGCCCGGTAGCCGGGTCCGGCGGGATCAGCAGCGCTCCGCCTCCGGTGAGCGGCTGCCCGACCGGACCCAGCGGCAACGCCGTCTGCAGCACCGGACCCTGACCGCCGAGGAACGCGCCGGTCAGGGTGTCGCCCGCGTTCACCTGCCCACGCGGACTGTTGTCGCCGGACTCGATCGACACACCCGCCGACAGCGAGTTCGACAACGCCGTCTGCGTCACGAGAGCGTTTCCCCGCTTGCCGGTGACGTCCGCGAACGCCGTCGTCCCGTCCGCCTCGTTGAGCTGGTAGAGGAAGTTCGGGCCGAGCGCGAGCAGGTCCGCGACGAACGGATCCTGCAACGGCAGCGAGGAGAACCACGCATACAGATCCACGACCGTCAGCGCCGTGGTGCCGTAGTTGCCGCCCGACGACCACGCCTGCGGCCACCGCTCCACGTAGCCGGTGAAGAAGTTGTACCAAGTGCCCGGCTGCACGTACGCGGTCGGCGCCGCCGCCTTCTCCAACTGGTACTGGTAGGTCTGGATCCACGAGTTCGTGCCCGTGGGCGCCGTGACCAGCGTCAACAGCACCCGAGCACCGGCCGCGTTCGCGGGCGCCGTGGCCGTCACCGACGCGGTGAACACGGTCGGCCCGTTCAGGTTCACCACCGCGCCGGACGACGTCGACAGCAGCGACCCGGACGGGCCGTACCACTGAATGTCGAGCCGGACGTGCGGGGCACCGAACGTGCCCAGCTCGGTCGCCTTGCACGAGAGGCTGTAGGTGACGCCCGGCGCGACGGAGAAGCCCGTCATCGTCAGCAGCGTCCCCAGCGCAGCTCCGGCGGGCGGGTCGTTCAGATACGTCGGCGTGGCCGTGGGGCTGCCGTTGCCCTGGTAGTAGAGCCCGGCCGTGACCCACTTCGGCGTGTACGTCAGCGACGACGGCACACCGGACGCGCCACCGTTGGTGGCCTGGTCAGCCGTCAGCAGGTTCACGGTCGGCGACCACTGCGCACGGGCCCGGAACAGCCGGTACGGCACCACGAACCCGGCGAACGGGCTCGACATGTTCGCCGGGTCGAACGCCCCGTCGTCGTTGCGGAGCGTCGCCGTCAACTGGCTCGGCTGCACCTGGTCCAGCTCGTACTGCTTCCCGCGCGTGATCGAGACCGAGCCCTCGGTGCGCTCGGCGACCGAGCACCACAAGTCCTGCACCGGGGACGCAACCCGACCGGCCGACCAGCACATTGCATAGTCGATGACCGGCCAGTTCGGGTTGAGCGCCACCAGATCCCCCTATGCGTAGACCCCAGACGCGACCGCGTTCTTCACGGTCGCCTTGATCGGTGAGTAGCCGCCCGACGCACCGACGTCGCTCGTGTTGAACGACGTCGTGAACGCGAGATCCAACTCGATCCACCTCTGCCCGTACGCCCGGTCGGCCTGCGTCAAAGTCGCGGCCGAGCAGTGCAGCAGCAACTGCCGCGCCGCCGCCCCGGCACCGGTCGCGAACGACAACTCCACGGCCACCGTGGTGCCCGCGAGCAGATCCTGCCGATACGCGTCCGTCGCCGCGACCAGCGTCATCGCGCCGGACACGGTCAACTCCTCGGACCGCTGAAGGTACGGCGCGAGCTGCCCCGTCACGTTCCGCTTGGCCAGCACCGAGCGAGCTATCTTCATCGTCGCCGTCAGCACTCGAGCCTCGACGACGCCGCCGACCTTCGCCACGCCGACCCAGCCCGCCGTCACCTTCTCCGCCGACAGGGCAGGCATCGCCACCGCCGACACGACACCGGGCAACCCGGCGAGCGTGGCCGACCACGACAACAACTGGTTCGGGTCGAACGCAAGATCCAAGCTCGCGAACCGGCAGCCCGGATACTGCACCTTCCCGATCGGGTCGCCGATGGTCACCGCGTACGACGGTGGCTGCTGAGTGCCCGAGTTCAGGCACGCCATCGTCCACGTGTTCGGTGTCCCGCCAGCGAACGCGACGTCACCGAGCAACCCCGCCAGCGGGAACCCGATGCCGTCCATGAACACCGGCCCGCCGAGCGTCAGCGCGGACGCCAACGGCCCGACGATCTGCTGGTACGCGGTCGCAGGTGCACCACGCCACCCGGCGTCGGCCATCAGGCCAGGCTTGTCCTGCCCGGACGGAGCGGTCGACGGCAGGAGCAGCGACGGCGCTCCCCCAGCGCCGTACGCCGCCTCCTTCACGATCCCGACCTGCACGAGCTGCGACGGGGCGGTCATCGCTTGTACGGCGCGAACGTCAGCCCGCGACGCATACCCATGCGCAACTGCTGCTTCTGCACCGCCTCGATGAACTGCTGGCCGTCGATGTACAGGTGCGAGTGCACCTCCACGACCGAACCGTCACCGCCACCACCACCGCCGCTCGAGCGAGCGCCCGACAGCGAACTGACCTTGCTGCCACCACCCGTCGCCCTCGAGGACAACGCACCAGCGGTCGCCGACGACTTCGCCACGTTCGCGAACACCGCCGCCGCGACGTCGGGGTCGATCGGCGAAGCGCCGGTCAGCATGTCGTGAGACAGCATGTACTCGCCGCCGTGCACGATCGCCGGAGTCGGAGCACCGATCGCACCAGGAACCGCGCCACCCGTGTCCAACCCGAGGAACGACGCCGCCTTACCGATCCCGTGACCGACCGCCCCGGCGACCTTCCCGACCGCACCGACCGTGTCACTTATCGCGGACTTCATCGTGTCCAAGATCGGCTTGATGATGTTCCACACGTCCTGGATCACCGTCTGCACACCGCCCCAGATGGCGCTCCACGCGTTGCCGAACAGCTCCATCGCGGACCAGAGCGGCTTGATCCCGTACGAGTAGACGAACCCGAACACCGGCCGGATCACGTCGTTCCACGCGCCGGAAATCACCGTCGTCATTGCGTGCCACGACGTCGACCAGACCCGCTCGAACACCTGCACCTCGAGCTTGACCTGGTCGATACCGATCCGCTTGATGAACTCGAACACCGGCCGAAGACCGTTGTTCCACACGTCGGTCGTGACCGTCCGTATGGCGCCCCACACCGTCTTCCAGTGCGTCCACAGCACGTCGATCGCGACACCGAGCGGGCCGAGGAATACGACGAGCGCGATGCGGATGATCTGCTTCCAGTGATCGGCGACGTACGACACGATCGAGTCGACCGCCGACCACGCGTCCGACCAGACCCCGGCGAACACGTGCACCGCGTCCATCAGCGGATGCACCGCGTTGTTGACGATCCACCCGAACACCGGCTTCAGCACGTCGTTCCACGCCGCCGCCGCAACCTCCTTCACGACGCCCCACACCTGCTGCCAGTGCGTCGCGAGCAGGGTCGCGGCCAGGACCACGCCAGCGATCGCGAGCCCGACCGGACCGAACGCCGCGTCCATGACGCCCCCGGCGATCTCCGTCTCGGCTGCCGCCGCGTCCGCCGCCGGACCGATCCCCATCCACCCGGCGACCATCAGCGCGAGCTTGCCGACCGTCTCGGCCGCGCCCCACGCGAGCTTCGCGACATAGGACGCGATCGCCACGACCATGACGCCGCCGATCACTACCGCGAGCGCCTCCGCCGCGACCTTGTGCTGGACGAAGAACCCGACGACCGCCGACACGACCGGGATCAGCTTCGACCCGATATCGACCGCCAGCACCTCGACCATCTGCTTCGCCTGCGCGAGCTGGACGGACAGGTTCTTCTGGGTCTGCGCCCACGAGGAGATGTTGGCGCCGGACTTCTGCCCAGCCGCCGCAACGTCCCGCGTCGCCGCCGCGAAGTACTTGGTGTTCTCCCCGGACAGCATCAGCGCCGTGTTCATTCCAGTGGCGCCACCCATGACCTTGTTCAGCGTCCCGGCGAACGTCTGAGCCGCCGGATTGCCCGCCTTCAAAAGGTCGTTGAACCCGCGCGACTGCTTCACGGTCAGCGCGACCTGCTGCATCAACTGCTTGTTGCCGACCGTCATCGACTTGAGCGACTTGTTCCAGTCGGTCTGCTTGATCGACCCGTCCTGGTAGGACTTCGCCAGCGTCTGCAACCCGACCGGCAGCTTCGCGATCTCGGTCTGAGCGTCCGCTGCCGCCGACTGCGACTGCTTGAACGCGTTCACCACGACCAGCCCGGACGGGCCCATGTTCTTCGCGATCGCGTCCGTGACCAGGCCGATGGTGCCGGTCAGGCCACGCTGCCCCAGGTGCGAGGAAAGGTCCGTGACGTTGATCCCGAGTTGCTGCATCATCTTCGACGCAACAGCGTTCGGCGCCTGCAGGGAGCGGATCGTGTTCGCCAGCTCCTGCGTCGCTTCCTCAGCCGACGTGCCGTGCTGGGTCAGCGTCGCGATCGCGCCACCGACCTGCGAGAACGAGATCCCGGCAGCCGACGCGACCGGCAGCACCGACGACAGAGACCCCGCGTAGGACTGCATCGTCGTCTTGGCCGCACCAGCGCCAGCGACGAGCATGTTTTCCGCCGACGTCGCCTGCGACGTCGTCATGTGGTAACTCATCATGATCGACGTCAGAGCGTTGGTGGCCGTGCCGAGATCGACGTTCTCGGCCTTCGCGCCTTCGGCCGCAGCCTTCAGCACCTGCAGCCCGGCCGCGCCACGATCCCCGGCCTTCTCGACCGTGTACATGCCCTCGGTCAACTGCTCGAGCGAGGTGCCGGTGGACGTCGCGATGTTCTTGATGCCGGACGCGACAACGCCCAGGTTCTTCTCCGACTCACCACCGGCCGTGTGCAGCAGGGTGATCTGCTGCTGGAAGTCCGCCGCCATCTTCAGCGACTCGACCGCGACCGCCGCACCGGCACCGGCCATGACGGTCCGGACCGTGCCGCCGTACTTCGACCACGCGCTCGCGGGCTTCTCCGCCGCCGCCGTGCTGGTCTTACTGGCCAGCTCCGCCTTGCGGGCCTCGGAGTCGAACGCGAGCCCGGCGCGCTTGCACGCGGCCTCCTCCTGCGCAACGGACCGGTCGATCGCGTCGGCCGTCAGCTTCGCCGACCGCGCCTCCGCGTCGAAGTCGGCCCCGACCCGAGCAGCAAGCTCCTTCTCGGCCGCGACCTGCCGAGCGACGGACGCCTGGATCTTGTCGGCCGTCACGTCCCCGGTGGTGGCCAGCCCACCGAGGGAGGCGCGAGCCTCCTTCACCGACCCCATGAACTCGGATGCGTTCGCACGCAGCTCGAGCAGTACCGGAGGGAGCATCGTTCCAGACACGGTGGTCCCCCTCATCGCATGAATTTGGCCCACGTCTGTGCCGCGAACTCCGCCACTTCCGGCTGCGTATCGGCGACCGCCGGGTCGAAGTACGGGAACGCCCTGGTGTGCTGATGGCCGCGCCCGCTGCTGCCCGGCCAGCCCAACTCGAGACGCCGCCCGTAGACGACGGTCGGACCGACCCGAGTGAGGAACTCGCCGAGCGCGACGCTCTCCACCGGGTCGGTCACGATCGACCGACGTGCCGTGCCGGTAACGACATTCGGCTTGTCGCCGCCGACGTGAGGCTTGCCCTTGCTGTGCGAACCCTCGAAGTTCGCCTTGGCCTTCGCCTCGACGATCGACGCGGCACCGACAGCCGCCACCTTCGCCGCCGCCGACGCCTGCGCGGTCATGGCCGACAGCCGAGCCATCACCTCATCCATGCCGACCCATGCGCTCACAACGGATCCCTCCGGTGCCTCCGGTAGAGCCGGTGAATTTCGAGCATCCAGCGGACGCGTTCGGGTGACTCGGCCTCGAACTGAGCGCCGGTCATCGGGAACAGCCGCCGGTACAGGTACTCGTCGTGCCACGACGCCGTCAGCGGATCGAGCCCCGGCGCGGACGAGCTGCCGCCAGCCTGAAGCGCCCTATTGAGCTGCCTCAGGCTCCAGTAGGGGAGGCGGGATCCTCCACACCATCGGGGCCGAACTGGTCCGCCTTCGTGGCCTCGGCCCGCTGCATCTTCGCGACCTGCTGCTGCAGCGCCATGTAGACCGGCTGCGTCAGCGCCTCGAGCGCGGCCGAGTCAGCGGGCACCGGGCCGGGCAGCGTCCAGGACTCGAGCATCGCGAGGATCATCACGTCCCCGACCGCCCACGTCGCGTCCAGGTCGTCCTCGGTCAGATCGATCGGCAGCCCGATCAGATCGGTCGGCGCCTTCGCCTCGTCCCCCTCGTCCAGGTCGGTCCCTTCGTCGACGATCTGCCCGTCGACCGCGATCGTCGGAGCGGTGATCACGTCCCGACGCACACGGCGAAGCGCGCGCGCCACCGCGCGCGACGCCCCGACCGTCAACTCGTCCTGCTCCCGGAACGTCGCCTGCCCGCCCGGAATATCCACCGTCACCGTCACGACACAACCCCCTTGTGTTGTTGAGAAAAAAGCCGCGACTAGTAGGTCGCGGCCGAGGACACCATCA